CGCAACAAGCTGCTCAGATGGCAGCCCTGCAGCAGCAGCAAATGGCTGCACAGGGTTTGACGCCTGAGATTCAAGCCCAACAGATTGCAATGCAGGACAGGACCTCAACCGTAAACCCTTATCACCGCATGGGTCCGATGCCGAACAACTATTACAACCCCGGCAACGTCATCGGCGGTGGATATGGTCCCCAAGGTTAATAACGGCAATAAGTAAGTTTCTGCTATAATTTTATTAATGGGACGGAAGTTCCAGGCCAGTAATGGCACGAACCTTGAAAATTGAATAAATTTTCCAGATTTTTGGTTCATTACTACCATGGATCTTTCCAGATCCTGGTATCAGCTAAACCCTTACGCTGAATTACCAACATGTTTATTGATAAGTAATGTTGTCACCTTGGCGAGCAATCGTTGAGTGAAAACCGGATGAATTCAGGGAAACCCTAACGTTAAGACGAGGGCAATCCTGAGCCAAGCCAACCAAGTTCGTGGTTGGAAGGTGCAGAGACTAGGCGGTGAATGACGCTTCATTCGTAATACGCCATTAGCGTCCGGCACCCCACTGGGGTGAAGAGATAGTCCACCCCTTCAAGAAATTGAAGATTAGGAGAACGACTTTCCCAAGCTGTTGGGTGCGGAGCTGTACCGCCCTCATCCAGCCTACATCGTCGAAATGGCCGCAGAACCTGTGGTTGTTCACGATTTTACAAAACAGCCTGGACAAACTGTCCAGCTTGACCGTTAAACGATAGCGGTCATTAAATCCTGTGAATTGCTGGAAACCCTTCAACATGGTAACATGACAGGGCAATCAGCAGCCAAGCCAATCAGAAATGGTTGGAAGGTCCAACGACTACCTTTGGTCACTTGGAAAACCTCTCTTTTACAAAAGCCTGTACTTTAGGGGACGGTTGTTTAGGCCGCCCCAAAAACAAACAGACTTGTTACATCTCTTTTACACATTCAGAAAAGCAAAAATTTTTTCTTGAGTGGAAATTAAAAAAGATTAACAAAGAACTGGGCACTAACGGCTCAGTAAATTCTAGAGAGGGGTTTGATAAACGAACAGGCAAGTATTACCAAAGCTGTCAAGCTATGGTGACTAGCAAAAAGCTTTTATCCTTTAGGGAAGAGCTTTATCCTTCTGGTAAAAAACAAATCTCTAAAAAATATTTAGATGATTTGGAGTTAGAAGCGTTAGCCGTGTTTTGGATGGACGATGGTTGCGTTGTAAGTTCAAATAATGTTGGACTTTTGGCAACATATTGTGACATTGAACAGGCTACGACAATTGCTCAGTGGATACACGATTTAACCGAAGTTAACCCAAAACTTTATTTAGATCGTGGGCTATACCGGTTAAGGATTACGCGAAGCGAAATGCCGAAATTTATCTATACCATAAAGCCACACATGCTTTCTGGTTTTTCCTATAAAGTGTCCCTGCAATTTAAAAACAAAACTAAAAGTTCTGTTCTATACGCAGCGAGTCTGAACCTCCAATTTGTGGAGGAAGACAATAAGAAGGCACGAGCGCAGGACAAATGATTAAAAGTCATTTGATGATATAGTCTGACCTTACGGGATGACAAACCGTAAGAATCAAAGGATAAAGAGCCTTTGAGATAACACTTGTACCGTTTCTGGGGCAACCCCGGTACCAAGACCAGCCGCGAGCGTACCCAGGATCAAACCATCGGTACTGCAAGCAGCCGGGCTATTGTCAAGGACAAGGTTCTGGTGTCTCTTCGTGAGTACACCGGCCCTGCAGACCCGAGCAACGCTAACGCTCCGAGCACCTTCAAGATTGCTCGTGAGACTCTGATGACGGCTCAGCGTCTGCTGCTGGACACCGGGAACCTTAACATGTTCCACCAGTCCATTGGTTCGCTGACCCTGCTTGACGACTATCGTCGCTGGCGTGACCGGGTGTTCCTGGACGAAATGGCCAAATCGGAAACCCGTGGTCAGTCCGGCGATACTCAAGGTGGTTACTACTACCCCAACGGTCACACTCGCACCTCCGGTGTTGTTTCTACTTATACCGCCACCGAATTTGCTTCGGAGCGTTATAAGTTCAACGTTAAGACCGACCTTCTGGAAGTGGTTCGTCAGCTTCGCAAGCGCAACGTTCCCGTGTTCCAAGACGGTTACTACCGTTGTATCGCTGACCCCACGTTCATGCGCGACCTTCGTGCTGACCAGGGCTTCCGCGAAGTTGCGCGTTACCCCGGCATGGGCCAAGGCAACCCTCTGATGGGCGCTGGCGGTCCTAACCAAGCAATCTACGGTGGCGGTCAGTACGGCCAAGCCATGTTCGTTGCTGGCGAGCCCGTGATGCCGACCGGTTTTGTGTTTGAAGGTGTCCGTTTCTTCGAGTCCACCAACTTTGCTAACAAAACTGCAACTGTTGACCTTGGTGGCGGCGGTGGTTCCTTAACTACCAACACTCCCCCTGGTCTGTTCTTCGGTCCTCAGGCAGTTGGCGTCGGTATTGGCGGTCCCAATGCTCAGGTTCTTATTAACAACAACGACGATTTCAGCCGCTTTATCATTCTGATTTGGCAACTGTACGCCGGTTTTGCTAACCTGAACAAGGACTTCATTACCTCTGCTTTCACCATCGCTCCTTGAGGTAACTAACAATGGCACTTTATAAAACTGGTGCTGGTGACATTCTCCAGCCTGGTGCTCAGATTAACCGCCTTTCCTCCTTCAACTCTGAAGGTGTGTATGGTTGGCCCGGTATTGCTGCTTACGAACTGATTGCCTATGTGCCAGTCAGTAATGCAAGTGGCGCCGCCGCTAACTTCAAAAGCCTAGATCTGATCATCCCTTCCCCCGACCGTCGCACTGACGACCGTGTTCGTGATAACATCACAAGCCTGGTTGTTCCCGGTTCTTCGGCAGCACCTTCCTATGTGTATGGTGCTTCTATCTCCATCGCAAGGGATCTTCCCGCTGGTACAGTAGCTGACCCGGCCCCCGGCTTCCCAGCCGCTCCGGTGACTGCTGATCTGAAGACTACTAACGCTTCAGATATTCTGATGTTCGGCCCCACTTCCAGTGGCCTTCCCGTCGGCATTCCTGCTACGCAGGCTACTGGCGTGAACATCGCTAGTGCGTGGCTCACCGCTTCGAGCAGCACGATTGCTCAAGGCGCAGGCGCTACCTCAGGTGGTGGCACTACGGGTGGCTTCCTGCCCTTCGTTAGCTCAGTGAGTGGCACTATTGCCAACACTGACTTTGCTAACTCCATGATGTACAGGCTGACTGCAGCGACGACTTTCCGCGTCACTACAATCACTGGCCTTACCGCTACCACCGCATCTGGTGGTGGTGTGTACATCTCCGACGCTGATATTGCAGCCGGCAAGAAAGCTTACATTCTTGCTCGTATCAATTACCTCCAGGCGGAACCCGCTGTGGCTTGGAACGAAATCCAAGGCTTTATCGACTTCGCTTCCCAAGTTGGCGGCGACGACAGCTGATCCATTTTTGGAATCAACAATTAAGCGGGTCCCAGTGGCCCGCTTTTTTATTGCCCTAGCGCTTTTGAGTAAACCTTGGTATTGTACTGGTAGTTATTATCCTTACGAATGCTGTACCGGTACAAGCCAACAGGAGCGCTCCTTGAAGTCGTCACCATGCACGGGGAGGGAATCCTTATGTGTGTAGATGCACAGGACGAAGTCCTTTATGTTGAAGAGGACGACCTTGTCCCCCAACTGGACGCCACGACCGAAAAACTAAAAGTAGAGGAGCGTTTGACAGGTCAGCTGCAGCAAGAGGGCGTTAATCCAGCAAAACCAACCAATAAAGAAACTTTCCCCCTTGACAACAGGCTTAACATCAATACTGCAAGTGCTCGTCAGATTGCAGACACCCTCCCCGGTGTTGGCTTAAAAACAGCACGCGACATTAAAGATTTGCAAACTTCAATGTCGGGAGAAAAATTTACGCGCCTTGATCAGCTTAAGAGCATCAAGCGAGTTGACTGGGATGAGATTATTACTGAAAATCTTATCCGTGTAGAATGACAAAGTACGTCACATATTACGTACACCAACCATTCACTGTTGTTAAGTAATGCAACTTGACACTTTCCTCCAGTCGAAAGTTCGCTGGCATCTGGGATTCAATAACACATCTGTCCCTGCTGGCGATCAAGCTCGATTGGAGGAAGCTGTGAATAACATTCCAGATTCGTTCTGGTATAGCAAAATTGTCGAACAGGTAAGTCGGTGCGACTATGCAGAAATGCAGACCGACATGACGGGTAGCGTAAATAATTTCACTGTTCCCAAGAACCGTCTTGAAAACATTGCGGGTGATGTTTCTCGTACGATTTCTACTTCAGATTTTAAAGAGACCCTAAAAACCTGGACGACAATTTATATATACGAGACGGATCGATTAGCTTCCCATCTCTATGTCCCCAATTACAGAAATCCTGAACAAGCGCGGTACCGATTTAATCGGGAAGGTGCTGAGTTCATCCAAGCCCTACCTGGTCCAGCTGACGTTGCTGTTGGCACTCGTCTTATGTTTGAAACCAGCTTCCGCTAAGCCCAGACCCATGGCATTGACTAACGCTCAAATTCTACAGCTTGCACAAGGTGCCGGTTTTAGTGGCAATGATGCGCAAACAATGGCTGCCATCATCAAAGCTGAGTCCAGTGGCAATCCCTACGCGCACAACCCAAATAGGTCCACTGGGGACAACTCTTATGGGTTGTCTCAGATCAACATGATCGACACCCTTGGCCCGGCCCGACGCAAAGAGTTTGGATTAAAAAGTAACGAACAGCTTTTTGATCCACAAACGAACCTTCGTGCTGCCAAACAAGTAAAAGATTCTTCTGGTTTTTCCGCCTGGACTACATATAAGTCAGGAAAATACAAACGGTTTCTGCCCGAACTTCAAAAAACTGCGGTAGGATTACCCAGCAACCCACCCACAACTCAGACTACACAGCAGACTGCACAGCAACAACTTCCTGGAGGCAACACATATAATTTTCATCTAAGTGGTGACGACGCAGCTTCTAGAGATTTCTTAACAGCCTACCTGCCTAAGGTAATGGAGCAACAATCCAAACCTGAAACCATGTTTGACCCGCTTTCACTTCTGACTGCGGCTTTTAATAGCGGCGGTAATTACGGGACGTACTAATGGCAGGGCTTATTGATGCTGGATATGTTGCGCGTCCTGAAGAAGACGTTTTTGCCACCACTGGTGCGCATCTTGATGTACGTGTTCTTAAAGACGGCAAATACATCAATCCAGAAACAATACGTTCTTTACTGACTCGCTTAAAAGTTGGTAAAGAACGCAAGCCCCTTTGGCAGCAGCAGGGTTCTACGTGGAAACCTGCTGCGCCTATTACATCAGGGTTCGGACCCAGGACCGCGCCGACTGCTGGGGCCTCTACCTATCACCCAGCGCATGATTACGGATTAGGAGCAGGCACACAGCTTGCCTGGGAAGGGCCCGGCGAGTTTACTCCTAACAGAGGCTACGGAAGTATTAAAACAACCGATGCTCAAGGCACTCCTTATGAGATTAAACTTCTTCATACAAAGGGTGGCAAACCTTCTACTGTGGCTCCCGTTGCACAGCAGACAACACAAGCCGCGCCAGTTACGCCTGCTTCTACTTCTGCTGGAAATATTTACAATTTTTACTTGCAAGGTAAAAAGAAAGAAGACGAAGATATGGCAAGTTTATTGCCCAATCCGACTGATTTTTTAACTGGCTATATTAACAAACCGTCCGTTAATTCTCTCGCTGCTTTACAAGCTGCTTTCAATTCCAGTGGTGGATTAATGACATGAGGTTTGCTCAAGTCCCCGGCTATGCACCAAGCTTCCCGGTTACTTACGGAAACTTATACGGTGATAGCAGCATAACAACCGCTGGTTTTAGCGATCCGTTTAATATGAAGCGCGATGTGCGAACCATGCACTGCCCTTATGTTGTGGCATATAACGGGATTGAAAAACCGCAATTTCAATTAAACAATCCTGCTTACATGAAAGAAGTTGCGCGTTCTCATTCGGATCCGCTTCCCCCTGTCGAGCTGGCGCGTAACTCACAACAAAACAACCTTAACGGGGCTTACCGCCAATGAGAACACTCGGTAGTTTTAATCGGCAAGTAAATTTGCCTAATCATCCAGATGATTATACGCCTGTCGCAGCTGAGCGCCCAG